GTGGACGGCAAAGAGCAATGCTGATGCAGATGCGATTGAAGCATTTTTTGATGCTCGCGCAAATGATGCTGCTCCATTTGATTGGACACCACCTGCCGGCGGCACTGCTGGCAAATACATCTGCCCTAATTGGAGCAGGGAGTTGCAATACGCAAACATCAATATCATCACGGCCAGTTTCGTGCAGGTATTTGAGCCATGAGCGAAATGTTCAAGGAGCTACTTAGCTCCAACCCTTACGCGATCATTGAGCTATTTGAGCTGCACCTTGATCAATCGCTGCATGGCAGCACTGAAATTGTTCGCTTTCATGCGGGCGTCAACGAAACAGCAACGGCTGGGGACATTTACTGGAACGGAGTTACGTATACCGCACTGCCTGTTGAAGCTGAGGGATTTGAGTACAACGGAAGTGGTCAGTTACCGCGTCCAAAAATACGAGTCGCCAACCTGCTTGGCACGATTTCTGCGTTGTTAATTGGCGTCAACGAATTTACGCCTGGCAATGATTTGATTGGCGCAAAAGTAATACGCATCCGAACCTTAAGTCGCTTTTTGGATGGCAGGAACTTTGCCAGTGGAACCAATCCGTATGGGACGCCAGCCAACGAAGAAATGCCACGCGAGATTTATTACATTGATCGGAAATCATTAGAGAATCGCGAAATCGTTGAATTTGAATTAGCTGCATCGTTTGACTTGGCGAATGTTCGCGCCCCCAAACGGCAGGTAATTGCAAACATTTGCCAGTGGAAATATCTGAGTCCAGAGTGTGGTTATGAGGGCACAAATTATTTTGATGAATTTGATAATCCCGTAAACTCAGTGGCTGCAACAAACTTCAACGCAACCTCGTTTGGTAATGAATTGACGGTTGGGGAGGTTTTAAACGAAGGTGATGCGATTGTTTCATCCAATGGTTGGTATCGCGCTGTCATGCAATCAGACGGCAACTTTGTTGTATACAACAAGGCTGGCACGGCTACTTGGGCAAGCAACACTGTCTACGGCGATGGCACGTATCGGTTGCAGATGCAATCTGATGGCAACCTTGTTATTTACAACGGCAACTCAGCCATTTGGGCGACCAACACAGTTGCCAGGGCGCAGCCAACAACAATGCAATTTTTGGGTTGGTATCCAGCCGATGTAGCGACCGGTCGTGCAGGTGGTTTTGGATATGAATGTGTTGGGTCTAACCCTGGTTCCGCTGGTTTGACCAATACGCAAACAGAAACTTTTACGATTGACGGTCGATCTTTGACTGTTCAATTTGTATTTGAATCCAGTCCCACTTCAGAAAATAGTTATAGCGGTCAAGCATATGCATGGAACTTGATTCAAAGCGCAACTATTACTGCGTCAACTGGAACTTGGTATCAAGGTGAAGCGATTAATTTGACAAAAACACTGTCTGATGGCAACCCTTTCAAGTATCGCAATCCATCTGTGGATGTTTTGACCTCAGCCGGTCCGCAATATGAAATCACTGCCGTAACCGGCAATGCAAATAATCGCTTGAACCTGGGAAATACCGGTGTTTTAAATCTTTATACAAGCGCAAGCGTTTCTCTTTGGTCGCAAGGGCAAAGCAGCGCAACAGAACCTCGGGTTGTGACCGGCACAATTGATCCCCTCAAGGATGTGTGCGGTAAGCGCATCAGCTCCTGTAAAAAGCGTTTTGGTGAGTTTGCTGACTTACCATTTGGATCATTCCCCAGCGCCGGTACCTTCTACGGATGACACACTGGAAAGCTGATGCTCTTGAACATGCCCTGCAAGAGGCGCCGCGAGAGGCATGTGGTTTGGTGGTGGTCATCAAGGGACGGGAAAAGTATTGGCCATGCAAAAACAGAAGAAGCCGGTGAAGTCACGGCTGTGTTTCACAGCCATCCACAAAGTCCGGCTCAAGCCAGCGAGGCTGATCAAATGGCATGCGAAAAATCAGGCTTGCCTTGGTACATCTGCAATCCTGGAACGGAAGTCTGGTGTTGCATTAAACCGGAAGGGTACGTTGCTTCATTGATCGGAAGACAATGGGTGTGGTCGGTCAGTGATTGCTGGACATTGGCACGCGACTGGTACAAACAAGAGTTGAACCTTGACTTGCCTGATTGGCAACGTCCGCCGTCAATGCTTGATTTTCACAAAGCACCAATGTTCAAAGAGTGTTTTGCTGCTGCTGGTTTTGTTGATTTGGGATTGAGTGAACCGGAATACGGCGATGCAATTTTGATGCAGCTTGACGGATCACCTGGTTTAAATCATGTGGCGGTCTACGTGGGTGAGCAAAGGATTTTGCACCATTTACGCGGTCGTCTCAGTAGCCGTGACGTTTGGGGTGGCTACTATCAGAAGAGCACTGGCTTGATTGTTCGGCATACCAGCAGGTGTTGAAATGTTTCGGGTCATCAAGGTCTACGGCAAGCTGGCAAAGCACCTAGGGCAGCGGAGTTTCAAGGCTTCGGTGAAGTCACCGGCTGAGGCAATCCGTTTCCTGCTGGCCAATTTTCCCAGCCTTCGTGGCGTCATGAGCGAAGGTGAATACCAAGTAACTGTTGGTCGGCTTGGTTTGCAGCTTGTGGATGAGCCGATGCAACTGCACTACCCAGCCGCACCACAGGAAGCCATCAGGATCGTGCCTGTTGTTGCTGGCGCTGGTAGCAGCACTGGACAGATCTTGGCCGGCGTTGGTCTGATTGCTGCTGCCATCATCACCGGCGGCATTGCATCTGCTGGTGTTGCTTTAGGCGGATTTATGGGAATTGGCACGGTTGGCACGGTTGTTGCCGGCATTGGCGCCAGCCTTGTTCTTGGTGGCGTTGCCCAACTTCTGACCCCAACTTCAACAATCAGCTCTGGCACCGATAGTGCAACGGATCCCAAGCGTTCATACTCGTTCAGTGGCATTCAAAACGTCAGTCGTCAAGGCGTGCCAGTGCCAGTGATTTATGGGGAAGTCTTTGCCGGTAGTGTGATTATTTCTGCAGGCATCAACACCGAGGAGGTTACCAATGCCTAAGGATCTAATTGTCGGCTCCGGCGGCGGTGGTGGTGGCGGCGGCAAAGGCGGCGGCGGTGGTGGTGGCGGTAGCGCCAATGTCACAACTGACAACCTTGATTCAAAACAGGTTGCAAGAATTATTGACTTGCTTAGCGAAGGCGAAATAGAGGGATTTCCCTCTGCGCGTTATTACACACTTGGCACTGCGGAATACAACACCGCAATGCTGAAAGATGTATATCTGAATAACACGCCAATTTTGCGCGAAAGCGCAGATCCGGCAAATGTTCAGCCTGCTGACTATAACTTTGATACAACTGGTGCTGTTTTTGAATTTCGCACTGGCACGCAACTTCAGTCCTATACGCAAAACGTAGGCGATGCAAACCAAAGCACCACGGTTGTCAATACCAAAGTTACAAACAGCACCCCTGTTACTCGGTCAATCACGGATCCAGATGTCAATGCAGTTCGTGTAACTATTGGCACGCCTGCGCTGCAAGTTTTCAAAAATAATGGCGACGTTGAAGGCGGTCGAATTGATTACGAAATTCGCGCTTCTTACAGCGGTGGTCCTTATTCAACAGTCGTTACAGACAAAATTGTTGGCCGAACGGCTGATCTTTATCAGCGCATCCATCGCATTGATTTAACTTCGCCACCACCGGTTGACATTCGAGTTGTTCGTATCAGTGCTGATGCCGCGCCATCAGGTGGTACAACGGAAAACAGTGATTTGTACTGGTACGACTACACGGAAAAAATTAACGCCAAGACGCGATATCCAAACAGCGCATTGTTTGCGGTCAAGTTAAATGCCGAGCAGTTCAGCAGTATTCCGCAGCGTTCATACCGTGTTCGTGGAATAAAAGTACAAATACCTAGTAACGCTACTGTTGACGCTGAAAATGGCCGCTTGACTTATGCAGGCACATGGAATGGCACATTTGGCGCTGCGCAATGGACAACTGATCCCGCTTGGATTCTTTGGGATCTTTTAGCCAATAAGCGATATGGATTTGGTGATCACATTGATTCGACACAGCTTGATAAATGGAGCTTTTTAGCTGCGAGTCAATATTCCGCACAACTTGTACCTGACGGCAAGGGTGGTCAAGAGCCACGCTTTGCTTGCAACGTCATCATTCAAACGCAAGAAGAAGCATTCAAGCTGATCAACGACCTGTGCTCAGTGTTCCGTGCAATGCCGTTTTGGTCGGCAGGTTCACTGGAAATTTCGCAGGATCGCCCGCAGGATTACTCCTACATCTTCAACCAAACCAACGTCACCGAAGAAGGCTTTACCTACAGCGGCAGCAGCCTCAAAACTCGCCACACCGTTGCTGTGGTGCAGTATTTCGACATGAATCTCCGCGACCTTGCTTACGAGGTCGTTGAAGACAAAACAGGCATTGACAAGTTTGGTGTTGTCAAAATTGAAATTTCAGCTTTTGGTTGTACCAGTCAAGGACAAGCGCGGCGTGTTGGTGAGTGGCTGCTTTACACCGAACAAAACGAGACAGAAATCGTCAGCTTCAGCACTGACATTGCCGCCGGCATCACAGTCCGCCCTGGTGATCTGATCAAGATCGGCGATCCGGTGCGTGCAGGTGTTGTGCGTTCTGGCCGTTGCACCAGTGGCTCGACTACAACTCGCGTTCGATTGGATCGCACTGACGTTGATCTGTTCCCCAGCGGTCCGCCCGATAGTTTCACCCTCAATGTGTTGCTGCCCAGTGGTCAACTTGCAATCGTTGCAGGCTCAACACTGGTTGGTAACTCCATTTATCCGGGTGCCACGTTGGCTGAGGCGCCTGTGGCTGGGGCGCCTTGGACTATTGGTGATAGCAGAGTCGCCATGTCAACTTGGCGCGTGTTGTCCGTCAAGGAAGACAAAGAAACATTTGCAATCACTGCTGTCGCGTACAACAGCACGAAGTACGACTACATCGAGCGCGATGTTCCACTGAGTCAGCGCGATGTTTCAGATCTGAACGAACCGCCATTGGCACCAACCAACTTGATTGTCAATGAGGTGCTTTACGAAAGCAACGGTCAGGTGCTGGCCAAGTTGATTGTTGGCTGGCGTGCTGCTGAGCGTGCCCTTACCTATGAGGTGCGTTACCGCTACAACAACGGCAACTGGGTACGCAGCAACGTTCGTTCTGTTGATTACGAAATCCAGAACAGTGACGTGGGACGTTACGAGATTGAAGTGACCGCCGTTGGTGCGATCAACAGCAAGCGATCCCCTGCTGCCACCAAGACCTATGACGCCATCGGCAAGACGGCACCCCCGGAAACCATTCCTGACCTGTTCATCGCCCCGATTGATGAGCATACCGCTGAGCTGTACTGGCCGCAGGCGGTTGACCTTGACGTGAAGATCGGCGGCAAAGTCCGCATCCGTCACACCCCACTGACAGATGTAACCGCCACATGGGGGCGCTCAAACGACATCGTGCCTGCAGTTGCCGGCAGCAGCACCCGCAAAATTGTCCCACTGCTGGAGGGCACCTACTTCATCCGTGCCGTTGACTCCCTTGGCAACGAATCTGCTGATACAGCCAGTGTGGTGGTCGATCTGCCCGCACCACAGGATCTGTTCTTGGTGCAGGAATACCGCGAGGAGGACAACAGTCCGCCCTTCAACGGCACCGCCACTGACATGTACTACAACGAGACTGAGGTCGGTCTGGTGCTGTCAGCGGATGAGTTGATTGATGACATGGCCACCGACAACAACTGGGATGGTTTGGGTCTGATCGACTACATCGGTGGTGCGGTGAGCGAGGGCGAGTACCAGTTCGCTGAAACTCTCGACCTGGGCGCTGTCTACGACTTGGGTCTGCAGCAAATCCTGAAGACACGCTCCTACGAACCAGGCAACACTTGGGATGAGCGCCTGGAGTTGATCGACCTGTGGGACGACATCGACGGTGACGACCTTGGTGCGGCCAACTGCCAACTGTTTGTCCGTACAACATCCGACAACCCATCAGGCACCCCGACCTGGCGCGACTGGCAGCCATTCGTCAACAACAACCACCGTGGTCGCGGCTTCCAGTTCAAGTTGGTGGCCACTAGCAGCAACCCCGCGCAGAACGTGGTGGTGGAGGAACTGGGCGTCAAGGCTGACTTCGAACGCCGCACCGAACAGCAACGCAACCTCAGCAGTGGTGCTGCAGCTTATAGCGTGACCTTCCCGACCGCCTTCTATGGCACACCAAGCGTGGGCATCACGGCGCAGGATATGGCCACTGGCGACTACTTCACGCTTTCCAGTATTAGCCGCACCGGATTCACAGTGACCTTCAGAAACAGTGGAGGTAGCATGGTGAGTAAGACCTTTGACTACCAAGCCGTTGGCCACGGCAGGCAGATCACCTAATGGCACAG